GTACCATGAGAGAAATACAAATATACAGCAGTACAAGTGCGGCATTAACAGCTAATGTCAATACATGGTTAGCAGCTTTATAAAATAAAAAATATGAAAGACAATATTATTAATATTAATTTAGAAACTAGCACAGCACCAATTATTGCAGAAGCTAGGGGTAGGGATTGGATAGAATACGGAACTGATGATTGGCGTAATTTATACCCTCAATTCTTAATAGACTTGTATTACTCTAGTTCTATTACAGCAGCTATTATAAATGCTACATCAGAAATGATAGCAGCCGAAAATCTTATAATAGAAGATGAAGATGATAGAAATTTTGATGCTAGGGTTAAGCTGCAAAACTTTATGAACAGGGCAAATAGTAATGAGAGCCTACATGAAGTTATTAAAAAAATAGCTTTTGATTTTAAATTACAGGGAGCTTTTGCTCTTAATATTGTATGGAGTAAAGATAGAACACAGATAGCCGAAATTTACCATGTTGATGTTTCTAAGGTTAGATGTGCAAAGCCTGATGCTTTTGGTAAAACTTCAGGATACTATATTAGTGCAGATTGGAGAAACACTAGACAACACAAACCACATTATGTTCCTGCATTTAATCCTAATGATAGAACCGCAGCAAATCAATTAATGTACTCAGGTCTTTATAGTCCTAACATGAACTCTTATTTTACACCTGATTGGGTATCTTGTACGAATTGGGCTTTGATAGATTCTAGGATTAGTGAGTATCATCTTAATAATATCAGTTCAGGATTCTCAGGCAGCTTTATGATTAACTTCTCAAATGGAATACCAACACAAGAGGAGAGATTCCAAATAGAGCAGAGTTTAACAGATAAGTTTACAGGGCAAAATAATGCAGGTAAATTTGTTTTAACATTTTCAGATGATAAGACTAGAACACCTGAAGTTAATGCAATATCTCCTGCTGATTTAGACAAACAATACTTAGCCCTACAAGAACTTTTAACACAAAATATTTTAAGTGGGCATAGAGTAACATCTCCAATGCTTATGGGGATTAAAAATGATACAGGATTAGGTTCTAATGTTGATGAACTTAATGCAAGTGCAAATTTCTTTTTAAATACTGTTGTAAAGCCTTATCAGGATCATATAGTAAAGCAACTTAGAAAAATATTCAAAGTCAATAATATGGATATGCCTGTTAATTTCGTACAGCTTAAACCTATCACTTTAGAATTTACAAGTGAAGATTTAAAAGGTGTAATGACTGAGGCAGAAATAAGAGATGAGTTAGGATTAGAGCCATTAGATGTAGAAGTAAGAGAGGACTTTAGTAAAGTTGGCATGATTGATGGAAAGCCTGTTTTTAGCACAATAGAAGAGGCTGTGGCTCACGCAAAGACTTTAGGGTGCGAGGGGTACCATGAGCATGAATTAGATGGCAGAACAGCTTATATGGCTTGTGAGGGGCATGATGCAGCAGTAGAATTATCTAAGTTTATTGAGGATTATGGGGAAGATATGCCTGAGGGCTATGAGTTAGTAGAAGAGGAAAAAGTAGAAGATGAAGATTTAGATTTTGATTTTGAAAAAGTATTAAATGAAGCGGCTGATAAAAAAATAGAATTAGCTAGCACAGGTAGGGCGTTGCCAGGCAGAAAATCAGAGCAGGATGGTATCTCTAAAAAAACCTATGACTACTTTAGAGTACGTTATGTATATGCTGAAGATGAGTTTTTAGTAAACAAAACAGGTCAAAACAGAAGATTTTGTAGGCAAATGATGGGTGCTAAAAAGCTATATAGAAAAGAAGATATACAAAGAATGAGTGATATGGTAGTGAATGACTATTATTATTCTAAAAACCAAAAAAGAAATATCGGTTGGGGAGCTAAAGGGGCTTTAAAATATGATATTTTCAAATATAAAGGCGGTGGAAATTGCCAACATTTTTGGTTAAGACAAATTTTCAAAACAACAATAGGAGAGTCTAAAACTACTAAAATAGAAGATGCTGATTTAATTGGATATACAAAAGCAAAGTCAGAGGGATTTACAGCAAAGAAAAATAGCCCATTAGTAAATAAGCCACCAAAGAGAATGAAGAATAAAGGATTTTTAAAACCACGATAGATTATGGCATACGTATTATTTATATCAGAAGATAAATTAAAAGATTCAACAGCTTTGAATCTAAATATTGATCCTGCAATTTTACTCCCATTTGTGAGAGAAGCACAAAAATTGTATATTGAAACTGCATTGGGTACAGATTTAACAGCCCATTTGAAAGCACAAATAACAGCAGGAACATTAGCAGGTGCAGATAAGACATTAGTAGATGATTATATTGCTGAATGTTTGCCAGGATATGCGGTGTATCATGCTATACCATTTTTAAGATTCAAATTTGAAAATGGCAATATATATTCTAAGACCTCAGAAACAGGAAATGCTTTAAGTACAGAGGAAGCCCAACATTTAAGAGAGGAAGTTATGAACACAGCGAGTTACTATCGTGAAAGGTTAATAGACTATATTAGAAATAATACCTCTAGCTTTCCTGCTTATTCAACAAACTCAGGTGCAGATGTAAGCCCATCAACTGATAATTACTATGCAGGAATGAATCTTGAAAGACCATCTAACCAAAGTTCTAAATTGACTTTAAGAGATTTCTTAACTCCTGATTTAACATAATGAAGAAACACTATAAACCAAAAAATACAAATATAACTAAGCTTAAATCCTACTTGGAAACTAAGCCAAAATCAAATAAAAATGACAGATTTAAAAGACACAATACAAGTAGGGTTAGCTAACGGATCAGCTATTGGTTTTAGCCTAACAGATTGCAACGAAATATTAACTTTTGTATCCTTAGTTTTGGCAATAGGATTTACAATCTATAAATTTATAAAATATGAAAACAATAATTTGTAAAATAATAAACATAATAACAGGCGGTAGGTATTGCTTAAATTCATGTGGTAATTGCAGATGAAAAAAAGAAAATTAAATAGCAGCAACCCTAAGTATATTAAAACAGATAATAGTGTTAAAATGCATAAGATATTTATTAAAGAAGTTAAGGGCTGCAAGATTTACAAATCATATTACATATAATTTGGACTTAAAATATTTTAAACTATCAGAATTTGATAGCCCTGATGAACCAAACTCAGGTTCAAAAATGGATAAAAAATTCCTAGAAAAATTAGACTATGCTAGGCATAATGCAGGTATTCCATTTAAAATTAATAGCGGATATAGAACTAAGGCGTGGAATAGTAAAGTGGGAGGGCGTGTAGGCTCTAGCCATACAGGAGATGTAGGTCGTGCAGCAGATATTGCATATAATGGCAGCAGAGATAGATATATAATAGTTAAATCTTTAATGGAGGTGGGAATAACAAGAATTGGAATCGGCAAGAGTTTTATACATTGTGATGTTGATAAACAAAAAGACCAAGACGTTATTTGGCTTTATAATTAAAATAAATTTACTAACTTAAAATAAATAATCATGAATGACTTTTTAAACAAGTATCTAATTGGCTCTATGCTTAAAAGCAGAAAGTTTTGGTACACAGTAATTGGAATTGTAACAACTTTATTAAGCGATACCTTTGGATTAAATCCTGAAGAGGTTAAAAACATTTTAATAAGTATCGGTGCCTTAGTATTAGGGCAAGGCTTTGCAGATGCAGCAAAGAAGTAATAACAGGTACAGATTAAAGCCGCAAGAGATAGCGGTAATTGAAAAAATGAGGGAAACCGAAGCTAGGAATATCCTAGTTATCGGTGACCTTCATGAGCCATTTTGCTTAGATGGTTATTTAGAATTTTGCATAGAGCAGTACGAGGCCTACAATTGTAATCATGTAATTTACATTGGTGACTGCGTAGATTCACACGGATTTTCATACCATGAGCCAGATCCTGATGGGATGTCAGCAGGGAATGAATTATCATTAGCTATTAAGAAAATATCTAAATGGTATGATGCATTTCCTAATGCTGATGTATGCATAGGAAACCATGATAGAATGGCTAGTAGAAAAGCTATGACAGGTGGCATTCCCTCAGCGTGGATTAGGTCTTACAATGAAGTATTAGGAACACCTAATTGGAATTGGGTAGAATCAGTAGTATATGATGATGTGCTTTATGAACATGGAGAGGGTGGACAGGCACAAGCCAAGGCAAAGAACAATCTAATGTCAAGTGTTTGCGGTCACACACATACAGAGGCGTACTGCAAATGGTTTGTTGGTAAGAGGTATAGAATCTTTGGAATGCAGGTGGGTTGCGGTGTTGATGCCGATACATACGCTGCTGCTTATGCACGCAATTTTAAACGTCAAGCAATTGGATGTGCTGTTGTGCTTAATAATGGAACATTACCTATTAATCTTTTAATGCCCTTGTAATGGAAGAAGATAAAATAAACAAATTG